TTGTTATGGGTTTACCTATTAATGTACAAAAAGCTTTAGTTAAAGAAATATCAAGACTTTGCGAAAAACAATATAGAAAAGGTTTGCAGCAAGGTGTTAGGTTTCATAAAGAAAAATATTTAACTGAAGAAAACGCATCTGATTTTAGGTTTGACGGTTCTTGCCAAGAATACAAAAAAGCAGTTAATCCGTTATTCTACTCTAAAAAAGCAAATCCAAACAAAGCAAGAAAAAGAGTTACTTGGAAAGGTTCAAGTCGTTATAGTTGTGAATGCCAAAATATGCCTATTCTTACTGACTTGTTTTGGTTTGATGAACGTAGGCAAGATAAAAGAAAACAAAAATCTTTAAACGTTGAACAATGATTGAAGAAACAAAAACATTTGACATTGACGTTTTAATAGGTGAAGAGATAGAGCAAAAACTTTTATCTATAATACATCAAAAATACCCATCTGCATATAAATTGAAAGGTAAAATTAAACCTTTTGATATTTATATTCCCGAATTAAATATTTATATAGAAGTAAAATCTGATAAAAAAAGTCAATATACTGGTAACATAGTTATTGAAGTTGAAATGTTTAATAAGCCAAGTGGTTTAAATTCTACAAAAGCAGATTTATGGGTTTTTTATACTGGTACTGAATTTATATATATTACACCAAATCGCATTTGGGAATGTGTATCACGTAATAGATTAAGACCAGCAGAATTTATTGGTAAAGGTGATGTAGATAGCAAAAAAGCTTATTTAGTTAGAAAAGAATTATTAATAGAATACTCAAGTAAAAATTTTTATTTTTAAAAAAAAACTTTAAATAAATAAATATGAATAAAATAAAAGGAATAGTAAAATTAAAAACTAAAGTAACTACATATAGTGAAAAGTTTAAAAAAGCAGAACTAATCATTGAAACCGAAGATAAATACCCACAAACATTATGCGTGGAGTTTATTAATGAAAGCATTAGTTGTATAGAAGACATAAACATTAACGACAAAGTTGAGGTGTCTATTAATATTCGAGGTAGAAAATGGACAAGTCCACAAAACGAAGACAAATACTTTACTTCTTTAAGTGGTTGGCAAGTTTCAAATATTATAGCTGAAAAAGGACTTGAACAATTAGCAACTGAAGACTTAACGCAAGATGTAGACGATGACTTACCTTTCTAATTGTTTCTTGTGTCAATTGAAAGGAAAACGGCAGTACATTAATTTGTGCTGCTTTTTTTTTAACTTTGGGTAAATGGATTGGTTAAAGCAAATAACAAAAAACCACAAAGAACACGTAGCTATTGCTAAAAAACTTGGTGCTGGTTCATTTGCTGAAGACATAGTTCAAGAAATGTATTTACGACTTATAAACCACGCTAACTTGCAAAAGCTTTTAAAAGACGGAGTAGTAAACAAAATATATATTTATTGGGCGATAAGAAACACCTACTTGCTACACAAAGAAAAACACAAGATAAACACGGAAGACTTAAATTTAGTATACAAAGACGAAATGGAAAAAGAAATTGCTTATGGTAAAATATATAAGAAGATACAAGACGAAATAGACTCCTGGCATTGGTACGATAAAATGCTATTTGATGTTTATACTTCAAGCGGTAAAAGCATACGCCAACTATCTAAAGAAAGCAAGATAAGTGTTAAAAGTATTTGGCAAACATTAAAAAATTGCAAAACACGGATTAAAGAAGCGGTTGGTGAAGATTGGCAAGACTTCAGAAACACGGAATACGAAAGAATTAAAATAGAAAAATGAAAACATACTACTTCTATATGAAGAACGACACTAACCAAGAAGCAATAAGTTTAATAAAAGCTAAAAGCCGTGAAGAAGCAATTAAAACATTTTGTTTCCAAAAGCAATTAGACGAAGAAGACTTTTTAGAACTATTTGAAGTTGAATTTAATTAAATAAATAATAATGGCAAAAAAGAAAACAACAAAAAAGAAAAGCGAAGGGTTAGGAGACTCAATCGCAAAATTTACAAAGGCAACTAAAATTGATAAGCTTGTTAAGTTTGTAGCTGGTGAAGACTGCGGTTGTGATGAAAGACGAAAGAAATTAAATAAACTATTTTCTTACAATCCAAACATACAATGCCTACAAGAAGACGAATACGAAACGTTAAAAGATTGGTTTAGCAAAGAACGTAATACGGTAGCACCAACCGAACAACAACACTTAAGAGAAATATACAACCGTGTGTTTAATAAAAGAAGCACACCAAGTAGTTGTTCAAGTTGTGTTCGTGATATGGTTGACCGTTTAAGAAGTGTTTACAAGGAATATGAAAGTAAAAATTAGTAGTATAAAGTCGAACCCGAAAAACCCTCGACTAATAAAAGACGGAAAATTTAACAAACTTGTTAAGAGTATAACTAACTTTCCACAAATGTTAGAAAAACGCCCTTT